CTCGCACGTCTCTGATAAAATCAGGATCGTAAATCTCTCTGTTAGAGCTAGAGAGATTGTTTAACCAGGCGCTCATTAGCGTAGCATCAGACACTACTTTAACGAACCGATTCGGTCTGCGCTCAAGCCAGAGCGCAGTTCTCAAATGCGTTGCCAGATTGTCCTTCTCCCCAACCACAATGCTGTTCTTCCAAAGAAACTTTGACAAAGGGGTCTTTTTTTTCGCAGATAAATTGCTTAGCCCCGCCCAAGACCGCTCTGCTTGGAGGTTCAAATCCTTCTCGACCCGACATTCACAAGGCACCGCCTGCGGTATCCCTAAAGGACCTCCATCTTCTTGGACAAACCCGTATCCTTCACATATTTCACACGACATAGCGCCTCATAGTATTGTCTAGTTGTATGATGATTCTTATAGTACAAACAAACGCTTTATCTGAATAGGACAGTAATGTCCTTCCCTTGATGAAAGATCTTATAACTAAGGCCTTCCCTTGTCTGATCCTTAATCCAATAGGCAAGCTCTACCGCCTGAATCTCTGTAAGCTCTTTGATATGGAAGACGGATTCTGAGGCTGTTGAGATTGCAATCTCAGGCTCTTTTGAAGGGACGGGAGATACCGGAGCGTCTGTGACCTCCTGCTTAAATATCTCGACCAATGAATCTGGAAGGTCATAGACGGGCTCCCCCTTCTTATTGGTCGAATAGCCCTTCTTCAGATCCTTGAGATCGTAAGGCACGGTCCAATCAGTACCTAATTCCACATCGACCAAAAGCGGAATCGGCCACCCCTGCGCTTTGATCGCTCCATTACGAACCATCTTCTTACAGACAAAATCAATCGCCTCCTTGAGGATGCTCTCATGGATCTCAAATACGATCTCGTCATGTACGGTCAAGATCATCTTGAATTTGTCCATCCACCCGTTCTTCTTTATGCCCTTATAAATCAAACCCATGGCGAGTTTTGTAATATCCGCAGAGGTCCCTTGTACGGGTGAATTTACGCTCTTACGCTCGTCCTTTGATCGAAGCTTTCTCTCCTTGCTGTTAATCTCAGGCATCGGTAAAACCCGACCGAACGCGGTCTGGACGAATTCATGCGAAGAGGAGTATTTATGCTGATTCTGCCACCACCCATATAAGGTACGATACGTCTTGATAAACGTGTTGTATTTCTCCTCCCCTTCCTCTTCGGAGCACTCGATTGTACGCACCACAGCCCTTCCGGTACCCCCATAACAGAGCGCGAAATTACAGCCTTTAGCGTTCTGTCTTAGCGCCTTCCATTCCTTGGTCGCCTTCGCTCCTTCCCCGTAGAAGGCCACGGCGGTCAGGGTGTGAATATCCCCGATCTTATCAGATCCGCAAGGACAAATCGGAGGAGTAGGACGGGCAAAACCTTCTTCGTCAACCTCTTGAGGGAAGGTATTATTACAATCCGAGCAACGGAAAAATTCCTTAATCCATTTAGGCTCTCGGGACAGATTTGTAATCAGCCTCAGCTCTACCCCTGCATAGTCAATGGCAGCCAGCCACCATCCTTCCTCTCTCGCCTGAATACAAGAGCGCATCTGACGTACACACTCTGGCTTAGAGGTGTCATAGGTCGCTGGAATTCCTTGAAAAGGGACACGACAACCTCCGTCCTTGGTCTTGATAGGGTCTTTAGTCACCTTGCAAGAGAAGCGCCCTGTATCGGTCGCAAATTGATCGAATTTAGGCTTTAGCGTGCCGTCTTGAGCTACGTCCTCGATCATCGGGACAAGATATTGTGAAAGCGCCTTCGCAAGCTCTCGGTACCGCTTGATCTTCGCTAAGAAAGGATATGAACCCTCTAAATCCTCAATAAATCTATCTAGAATGGACGCTCCTGTAGCGACCTGTCCAGAAGCTCCGGTCGTTTGCAATCCAGGTAATTGAAGCTCTCTAAACAGCAAACCTAATTGCTGAGGACTAGCCACGTCATAAATATAAGGGAAATCTATGTCCTCACGATCCCCTTCCCTTAACAGCGAGGGAACATTAGAGGTGATTTTCCTTTTAAGCAAAACCGAACGCTCCATTGAAGCGCGATCTACTCGGTCCGCCTCTTTACGGGCCTCGTCTACTCTCGACTTATAATTGAGCTGACCGTTGCCGATCTCGTTCGGATCAAAACGATTCTCCGAATTAGAAATCTCGCCTTTCATAATCTTAATATATGTCGGCTCAATATCCCTGCCTAGAATCTCAGAGGCACCTTTATAGACCTCCAAGAGCGCATCAAACCATTCTCTCTGTCCGTCTCGGGCGAGCTTCAAGGTACGCTCTTGATTAACGTAAACCCTATTGCGGTGCATCCATCGCACCGAGGTAGCGCAGGTTTTTTCAAGCCCATAAAGGAAAGATGTGTGCTCGGGAGCTTCCGTATAACGCTTGTTGAGAACCTCCCAAATCCTGAGCGTACAAAGGGGGTCGGCGGCCGCATACCAGACACAAGGCTCCCAAGATGGATCTAGCGTAGAGTAGTCCTTGATCGTGTCATGTATCAACTCGTCTAGCTCAATCATCTCTAGTCCTACAAGAGTTTTAGAGAGATACTTGAGCCCCTTTTTCCCCTTGGTCCTAGAGTCAAGCAAATAAGCTAGAATGTGCGTATCCTCCCAACCCAAATGATCGTCCCATCTCTCCTCGCCTAAAGGGACATGACCATTGAATTCCAAGAATTCAAGATCGAAACCAGAATTGTGAACCACAGGGCGAGCCTTCACATCTAAATCAAATAGACGAGTAAATTGCTCCCCAAACAAGCGCCAAGGAATGTTATGCTCATGTCCTTCTGAATGGGCTAAGGGAAAATAATACGCCTTGTTAGGGTTAGGAGAGATCCCCACCCCTACAATCGAATCCACAGTACGTCCCTCAAAAACGCGATTATCAAGACCTGTGGTCTCAAGATCGAGACCATACACCCCCAAAGGGGCATTGATACACTCGTCAACAGCCTGTGAAAGATTCTCCGCGGTACCCAAGATCAATTCAATCTTGGGATCCAACATCCAATCTTTTTGCTTTACATCAGGTCTCTGTAAAGAATCGAACAAGTCCCCAAACACGGCTACTCCTTAGTGATAAGAAAAGAGGCGCAGAGATCAATTCCACGCTCTCTTCTCTTATACTAAGAGAGCGCGTGTTAGACGGAGCTTCTCACGTTAAACGTGAATTGAATGTAGAGGAGAGGGAACATAGGCTGATAGTAAGCCTCAATCAAAATCCCCGTAGGATCCTCAGGGTCCTGCACCACGCTGATTCCGGTGAAATCATTAATGATCTGCTCAGATACCAGACGACGGAACATCTCAGAGACGCGCCCTTGGATCTGATTAAGCACCGAAGGAACGAACTTCTGACCGATATAAGAGCTGGTCAGATTACGCGCTCTCAAATGAATCTCGTCTGCGATCTGAATCACCGTTGGGGTCTTAGAGAGCACAGAGTCCATGTCCGTAGTCAGTCCGTGACGTACAACAATCTGACCGCCTCTCTGCTGGAGCACAGTCACACCAGAATTAGCGGTCTGATTTGCGTCCACAGCATCGAGATTGCGTGAGAGAGTATTGAACCCTAGCACCTGCAAGCTCGTCCAAGGAGTCGCCACGTCAATCGTCCCTGCAGTGGTCGCTGAAGCAAGCGCCACAGCTAGATAACGACCGTCAAGCAGATAGGTCTGAGATACTCCTTGAACATTAGTCACCGTAGAGGAAACAATGTCAGGATAGACCAGACGAACCCTTGAATTCTTGGTGATGCTCGCTAGACGCTGTGCCTCCTTAGGCTGAGTGCCTGCTGAGAACCCAAGAATCGCAGTGCGCTCTGAACGATAACGCAGGCTGGATTGAATGTCACAATGCCTTGAGATCTCAGAGAGAATCGCATCGTTCGCAGGGACTAGAGGCACGATGATTGAAGGAGAAAGTGATGGCACAATCTCCCCCTCAATCTCTGAAATCGAATCGAGAATCTGAGAGGTAGTCAGCTCAGTCTCGCCCTCAAGTAGAGGAACCTGCTTCAATGCGATAGCTGACGCACCGTTGATGAACGCATAATAGGCCGCCATCGTTAAAGAATTCTGAGGACTGATATCCCCAAACTCTGCGATCACGTCCGAAATGCGCGTGAACACCGCCGTACCAAACACGCTCTTCTCTCGTACAATGTCCAAGTAGTAGACGCTTCCGATTGAAGGCTCACGATTCACGTCAATGTCACCGGCGTTAGCGAAGGTCTCTACGAACACCGTATCTCCAGAGGTCACGCCTGTAGTGTTCTCGACCAAGAGAGACACACCTGGAATGACTCTCACAGGAAGAGTGTTGTTCGTCAGA